AGCAGAGTTGCCAGCGCCATTGTCCGCATTGGAACTGGTAAACACCGCCATGCCATACAGTTGACCGATTTCACCATTGCGAATGGCGTTACCGTTACCAATGAAGGCCTGCTCCGTGTACCGAGCCAGACCCATCAGGGTATTGCGGCTTGAGGGCGGGATCAGGAAGAAACGGCCATCCATAGGAATGTCGTTGTCATCCAGGCGCTGAATGGTGCGGCGAATGCCAACGTCCGTCAGTGCAGCAGCATTGGAAGTCGTGCTGTTGTAGGCGGTGTTGCCGTCCGAGCCAATGTAGGCCTTGGTGGCTGTGTTGCTGGTGGCATAGTCGTTCGTACCGACAGTAGCACCGTTGAAAGCACGACCCAATTGCACCAAGTCAGTATCAACACGGCGAGACAAGGCATAGCCAGCATCTTCAGTGTAGAACGAACGCAGCGAAGTCAGGCCTTGAACTTCAACAATGTCCTCGATCAAACGGCTGTATTCATAATGCCGATTGATCAGCACCGGAATCAGCGTATCGACCTCGGCAATCAGAGTCACTGCATCAGTAGCCGTTTTGGCGGATGCACTGCCACGATTGGGCGACGGAATGTTGACCGTATCACCTTTTTTGCCTTTGAAAGACATTTTCTTGACCAAATTGGCCAAGACAAGGTTCTTTTTGTAGGCTGCAATGATCTCATCACTCCAGATTTCAGGAATGAAGTTAGCGGCGGACGTCGTAGTGACGTTATTTGTGGGGGAAAAAACTGCCATGATAAATCTCCAAAAAAATTAACGGACTCGACCCTCTTGGTACGCCTGCATGATTTCATCAGATAGCGTGTCGTACCGTGCTGGGTCAGTCATTTTGAGCCGAATAAGATCAGCCCTGCGATAGACTCTCTTTGAACTCTCTCCAGAGCCACCAACATCAACTTGTGCAGCCTTCATGCTTTTCGTCCGAACGGCATCGTTTGCTTGTTCAGATTTCTTTGCCTGGACTCCACGCAGTTGCTTGAAAGTGGACAACAGTTCATTTGCCGAATCATAGTCAAATTCACCATCAGCCTTGGCATAAATGCCAACCCGCACAGGTGAGGATTTCACCCATGTTTGGAACTCAGCATCATTAACTATCTCGGAATAGTCAGGATGATCGTTCGTTAGCTTTTGATGTACCTGCATCCGTTTGAAATCTTGTCCAGCTTGTCTGGCTGCGAGAACATCGGGGTGCCTATCAATCGTTGCTTGAACTGCTTTTTGAGGATTCTCAAAAAAGTCAATTTCAGGCTCATCATCTTTGATACGTTGTTGTTTTGAATTGAGGTTCTGCTTCAGCAACTCATCGGCTAATTTTCGAACTTCACCAACCTCTTGCGCTTGCTTTCCAATTAGCTTTTCAGCCTCCTGGTGCATACGCACAACGTCTTCCAAACTTTTTGTCCTGTATTTCTCAGGAAGTTCACGAGCGTCAGACTTGGCTTGTTCAATCTCAAGTTCGCCTAGCGTTTCAATTTCATCATCAATCAACATATGGTGTTCCTGCCAAAATGGTTATAGGAGATTCAACGCGGCACAGTGCTTATGCGTTGGCTTTGCGCTCTGCGTTTAGTTTTTCAACGTGTTTACGCTCAAACCGTCCAGCTTCAGACGGAAATGAACCTGACCACCCTTCCAACTTAAACGTCGGTGCGCTCATAACGCGGAAAGCAAGCTGTCCGCATTGACACGAAATACTTGTAGTCTCATAAACTTCAAGTTTTTCCGTTCTATGTCCGCTTTCGCAGACAAATTCATACATTCGTTTCATTGCATAGCCTCATAGGATTGTTCACTGACTTCTTTGAGACTTTTCAACCACATCAGAATAGACAACTCACCTCTTTTGAAGTGCAGAGTCTTCTCATCTGGAATGGCATTGAGATTGTTTAGCGATTTGATCATACTGTCAACATCTACCATCAAATCTTTCCAACCATTACTTCCCATCATTGAGAAGCGTTCTTCATAATAGACTTGAAGTTCTTTATCCATTATCAGACCGAGATATTTCCAGTTGGGATATTGACTGCACTACCAGGCGCAATGGGCCAGATAATAACAGATGGAAAACCAGCCTGTTTAGTCACATCCCGTAAAGACTTGCGATAATCTGTCCAATCAGCCTTGTCTAATTTGAGATAATCAACCAATTGCGTCCAGTCAGAATCCGCCAATAGATGATTTCGCTGCTCACGGGCGGTCGAGGCTAGTTGAGCCAGGTTGTCAACCTCGCGCTGGGCCTTGTCATCGTCCGTCAGGGCCACCAGTTCAGCGGTGTAGACCACACCATCCCGAAGCGTTGGCTCAGTGCCGTTGCGCTTGAATTCATTAGCGTCGAAGTACAGGTACTCTTCCACTGGGTAGACGCCAGAGTCAGCCAGCCATGCGGCATCTGGGCCGGTATCGGGGAATGATGTATCGGGGAACAGCACCTTCAGAACAGTGATCTGAAACCCATCGTCGGTTTGCTTTGCGTAGTACATTGGGTATCCTTATGCAGTCGGGAATGTTGCTGTCGGTGGTGTGAAGGTTGCGGTGTATCGGGCTACACCTTTGGTGATGCGGATGTCGTCAAGGTAGCCGTTCAAGCCACTTGTGTTACTCCGGTCAACACCAATTGATAGATTCTCTGTTTGGCTAAATGCGGTGCTATCGGTTGCTGTAGCTTCTAGATTACCGCCAACAAACAATCGCGTTGATGTACCAGAGCGAGTTATTGCTACGTGCGTCCATGTACCTGCGGTAATGGTTGTGGTGCTGGTCAAAATTATCGTGGAAGTTACGGTAAAAATAACCTGCTGCGAACTATTGATTTGCAACAACCAGCCGGTTGCTGCACCACCTTTGGAAAGCAACGTCCGCAACAAAGTAGCCGATGGACGATAGACCCACGCCTCAATGGTGTAGTCACCTGAACCGAACTGTAAGTTGGTAGCATTGGTTACAGATTGGCGACCCGTCCCTGTGTATACCCCGCTTTCACTGCCAAATCGCTTAAATTGCGTTGTGACCTCTGTAGTACCAGTGCTGGTCATGCCGTTGCCATTGTTACTCAGGTCATAGAACGCACCAGTATCCCCCCGCACCAGCAAAGAGGTATTGGTGATCGCGGTCAGCGGTGTGGTCGATGGCGTGAAGTTGGCGGTGTATACGGCTGTGCCTTTGACTATGCGGAGGTTGGAGATGTTCCCTGCAAAAAAGCCTGCTGATGCTGATTGAGCGCCAATTAAAGCATTACCGACTGTGTAGTTAATAACTGATGTTATAGCAAATGCCGATCCTTGCTGCACACCATTTACAAACACCAATCCGGTTGTGCCGCTGCCTTGATAAGTAATGGCAATATGCGTCCAGACGTTAGCGGTTATGGCACCAAAATAACGCCATGAGCCTCCATCCCAAAACTGCAACTGCGTGTTTAGGTTATCACAACCGATCCCGAACCCATAACCACCATACGGTGAAGATTGGTTGTAGTTGGTAAAAACGTAACGGGCTATTGAAATCGTTGTTGGATATATCCAGCATTCCAGCGTGAACGCACCAGTATTGGTTAACTGAAGAGGGGCGCTGTTTGGCGTACTCAAATACCCCGTACTGCCGTTAAACCACTGACTCCCACCTACCCCGCCAGTAAACGGCGTTCTCAAACTCGGGTTAACCGTCCCCGTGCGCGTAATGGCAAAGTTGTTGGTGCTGCCGTCCTGAAAGGTCAGGTTGTTCTCAAAGTTTGTGAGCAGGCTAACGCTTGTCCAATAGGGGTCACCTGATGGTGGAGGGCCACCAGCTACGTTTTGATCTGTTTTAGAGGCTGCGAACATGGTTATGGTGTGTAGTTCTGTGCGACAACGACGCCGTACCAGTTAGTACCGTCACTGAAGAAAGATAATATATCCATTCGTGAGGCAGTGCTTGTAATGGTTGGTGCAGTACCAGAAGCCCACTTAACCGTTGACCAAGTAACAGTAAAGCTACCTGCACCAGTGCGAAGATACATGATAAAGGACTTACCAGCCACTGCGGTAGGCATAGTGATCGTTGGTGAGCCAGTCAGTGTCAGGTTCTGCACCGTTCCGTTAGCAAGGTTCAGAGTGATTGCCGTGCTGGTGTTGGCTGTAAACGAAGTCTCAACGTAGTTGGTAATCGTTGGGTTGGTCAGGGTCTTGTTGGTCAGCGTCTGAGTGTCTGTGTCACCTACCAGAACACCGCTAGGAGTGGCCTTAGAAGTCCCCCAGGCCGTTCCAGTGCTTACAGGGATACCAGCATCAGGGTAAACCATTGAACCGCTATCAGCCACCCATTGCAGATTCAAGCCATCGTTGGTCAGGAACTTACCGGCTTGTCCAACGACTTCAGGAACACGGTTGTCCGCATTGCTGAACACTCGAATCTTCTCGGAAACGCTCTTGGAGAAGACCTGACCGGCTTCAATGATCTTGCCATTGCTCAGTGTGATAACCAACACTCCATCAATGTCAACCTTGGCCTTGGTGACACTGATACCATCTTTGCCAGCAACTCCATCTTTACCAGCAGGGCCAGCAGCGCCATCTCGACCTGCGCGACCCTCTTTACCCGGCGCACCGTCCTTGCCGTTGGCTCCGTCACGCCCTTTGATAATCTGTTCTACTTTGCCTTCCAACTTCACATCAAGGGTCTGGAACTTGTCTTCCAGGCTTTGCTTGATGTTTCGTAGCGCCTCGACAACAAAGTCTACGTTGGTTTTGAGCTTTTCTTTTTCCCGCGCTTTGGAATCTTTGATCGTCTGCTCAATGGAGTTCAGAACATCCAACTGATCCTGATAGGTCATGTTCTCCAGTTGGAGCGTCTTCACAATGCTTGTTTTATCAATCATTTTGACAACTCCGAGGAGAGAGAAGACAGGAAGTCATTCTCAACTTGTGATTGCTTCTGGACGCGATCACTCATTTGCAGTTCAACAATCTTGGACTTGTTTTTGATGTCAGCCTCTTTGAGCATCAACTCTGCAATCTTGACTCGCTTATCAAACTCCTTGGACGCCAACTCATCATTGTTTGGCAGGTTCTTGGTCGTAGCCGCCAGCAACTCAACCTTGGCCTGCTCTGGTAGCAACTGAGCCTCAATCGTTGTCTTGGTGGCTTCAGCACGATTCTGTTCAGCTTGGGTAGTTTGCACCGCAATCTGAGCCTGTGCAGCCTGAATAGCCAACTGCTGTTGCATTTGCTGCATTTGCTGGGCTTCAGGGTTAGGCTGGTTCATCTGATCCAATGCCGCCATCAACTCATACCGATTGGTCAGGCTGGAGTTGTTCAGGATGCCCTTCAAGATCAGCGGCAGCACCGGC